ATGCTTTCGGACATTCTCGACCTTGAAAACGGAATTATCGTCAATCTGCATATCCGCAGTATCGACCAGAGCGAAGCAATCAAGACTATCAAGCGCAAAATTACCGACCTCGACAAGATGAAGATTGAGGAACAGAAAAAGGCGGTACGCAGCGGGTACGATATGGATATAATTCCGTCCGACCTTGCCACGTTCGGCAGCGAAGCGAAAAATCTCTTGCAGGATTTACAGAGCAGAAATGAAAGAATGTTTCTGCTGACGTTCCTTGTGGTAAACATGGCAGACACGAAGCGGAAACTGGATAATGACATCTTTGCTACGGCGGGCTTTGCACAGAAAAACAACTGCGCTCTGACCCGCCTTGACTATTTGCAGGAAGCGGGCTTTATGTCCTCTATTCCTCTTGGGGAGAACCTTATCCCCATTCAAAGAGGGCTTACGACCAGTAGCACCGCTATTTTTATCCCGTTCATCACGCAGGAGCTTTTCCAAAGGGGTGCAGCCCTTTACTACGGCTTAAATGCCCTTAGTAACAACATGATACTCTGCGACCGCAAGCAACTGAAAAATCCCAACGGGCTTATTCTTGGAACACCGGGAAGCGGTAAATCCTTTGCGGCAAAACGGGAAATGACAAACGCCTTTCTCATTACCGACGACGATATTATTATCTGCGACCCGGAAGCAGAATATTTTTCCCTTGTGCAGCGTTTGGGCGGGCAAGTGATACGTCTGTCGCCTGCCGGAAAAGGCATGGACGGCAAGCCCCAGTATGTGAACCCTATGGATATTAACCTCAACTACTCCGAGGACGACAACCCGCTTGCCTTGAAATCCGACTTTATCCTTTCCCTCTGCGAGCTTGTTATCGGCGGCAAAGAGGGCTTGCAGCCCGTGGAAAAGACCGTCATTGACCGCGCCGTTAGGAATGTGTACCGACCTTTCCTTGCAGACCCCGACCCGGCAAAAATGCCGATTTTGGGCGACCTCTACAACGAACTGCTGAAACAGCCGGAGCCGGAGGCCCGGCGTGTGGCTGATGCGTTCCACCGAGTGGAGGGCATGGAGCCTGTTTCTGCGGATGTGCCGGAAGCGTATGCGACTGATTTGAAGGATGCGCTGGGGAATATTCGGGAACGGTATAGAGTGTTGCAGAAGGTGACTCAGGAACAGGGGTATGCGCTGGTGATGGGGGATGGGAAGAGGGTGCAGGTGGGAGGAAAGGGGTGGAGGGAAGTGAAACAGCATGCAGCCGATAGACGGGTTTTGGCTGCGTTGGCCGTGCTGCCGGAGTTGGCCGGGCGGGCTGAGTTTATTTATGCTGGAGAGAATTCAGATCTGGAACGTAAGCCTAATATAGCCAGGTTTCATTATTATTTGACGAAAGCGGATTTCAAGGGGGCTTCCGGTGATGGGAGTGCTGATTTGGCCTATGTGAATATTGCCGTGGCAGAGGGGAAGAATGGGGAGTTGTTTTATGATTTGGATGCTTCTACGGTGGAGGATGTAGATAGCATGAAGGGTACTTCCGCCACCCTGCAACGACCCCGCGTACCAAACACGGGCGAGGCAGGGGATGGAGTACCCCACAAGGGAAGGGTAGCGTTGTTGAAGGAGTTTGTCAATTATGTTGACAGAGATTTAGCTGGACAAGGAAGAGAAGGGCGTGAGGTGAGTGTGCAGGAGGTGGAGGCGCAAGGTGGGTTTGATGAGCATGGGGTTCTGGCGGCGGAGAATGCGGTGGTGGTGAAGCCGGATGGCGATGTAACGATGTCTGTTCGCGCCCTACATGCAAGTCCTTACAGTTTCCGGAAGTTTGATACGGATTATATGGGGCAGGGAGAGGGCGCGCAGGCGTATGGCTGGGGGTTGTATTTTGCGGAGAGTCCGGAGGTGAACCGGAGTTATATGAACCAGTTCGCGCAGGATAAGGCGACATGGAGGTTCGGGGATTTGGAGACTGACGATATTGATGTGATTCAGCGCACTCTGATAGACAGTTTGTTGCCGAAGGATGCCCTGCCGGAGGCGACGGAGGACGCGGAGGAGTTGGCCTGGTATTATCTTGGCGAATTGTCTGATGCCAGAAGGGATAAGGGGAAGATAGAAGCGGTTAAGGAAGATCTGCGAGATTGTATTCAAACTAACAGAAGATACGCGGAGAAGTTCCCTCAGGAGCAGGAGAAGACGGAGCAGCTGGAAGGCTTTCTACTTTCTCTACTTGACCATCTGGACGAGATAGAGGTCAGAACGGGCGTTCCTTCCAATTACAAGGTGGAGTTGAATGTGGATGATTCTGTTCTTTTGAATTGGGATAAGCCGTTTTCCGAACAGAGCGAGACGGTGAAGGATGCATTGGCTGAGGAATTGGCGCAACGAATCGGGTGTACGAAGGAGGTCGCGCTTGAGTCTTTGCTGATGGAGGGGCGCCGGTTTAACGGGAAGCAGATTTATGTTGGCCTTTGCGAAGGTTTTTCGAGGGATTGGAGAAAGGGGATGAAGAAGGCTTCTCTTGCCCTGCGGAAGTTTGGCATTAAGGGCATCAGGTATGCAGACGGTTTTTCCCGCCATAAGGCGGAAGATGAGCAGACGTATAATTACGTGATTTTTGACGGTCACGATATTAAGATTACGGCATTTTCGGATGAGTCCACCGGGGGAGCGTGGGCAGATTATGTGGATGAGTCTGCAACGTTTTCTATAAGGGAAAAGGCGGCTGTCAGGAAGAAGGCGGTCGCTGACGGGACGTTCATGAAGGCTCCGAATGGGAAGGATACGAATCTGACGGAAGACCAGTGGTTGTCCGTGCGCACGGAGGCGTTTAAGAGTTGGTTTGGCGATTGGGAGCATGACCCGGAGCATACCTCCAAGGTGGTGGACGAGAACGGGGAGCCGAGGGTGGTGTATCATGGGAGCGGGGCGAAGTTCAACACGTTCTCACATAAGTTCGCCATGAAGAACGGCGCAGTGAAAGGACGCGGCTTTTATTTCACGGATGATCAAGGTTATGCGGAAGGCTTTGCACCGAAGGGCGGACATCTTTTTGAAGTTTTTCTGAATTTGCGCAATCCGTTTGATGCGGAAAAACTTTCACTGAGCAAGAAAGACGTCGAGCGCGTGATAGAACATCTTGACCCTGACGGAGATCTTATTGTTTCTGATTATGCGAGTAGCGCGAATGGTTATCCTGGGAAAGCGTGGTATCGGAAGGCGTTGAAAGAAACGGTTGATGCGATTGTGGACAGCAGCGTGAACGACGCGGATATTATCAGCGAACTCTATACTATTGGTGGTCAGGAAGCGGCTCTTCGTGCGGTCGCGGAGACGCTTGGACGTGATGGCTTCATGTCCCGTGGGCCTGTTAATATGCAGATAGTGTTCTCTTCCACGCAGATTAAGTCCGCCACGGATAACCGGGGGACGTATGATCCGAAGAATCCGGATATCACGTTTTCTGTCAGGGAACTTAGAGCGCTTGACCGGGAGTATTTGGATGCCGTGGAGAAAGGCGATATGGAGAAAGCCCAACGGATGGTGAATGAGTTTGCCAAAGAAAAAGGCTACCTGACAGGAGACGAGGAGTGGAAAGATATTCACAGGGCTCCCAATTCCAAAGGGGCATCATCTACTGAAGAGAGAGGCAAGAATGGGGACGATCTCAGCATTCTTGATATGGCGAAAGGGGTGATGACTGTTCCGAAGGATTTCTGGACACATCCCGAATGGTATGGAAATAACGAACCTACTCATTCGGATTCGTTTTATAAAGTCAGAAAACTGATAGAACGCGCAAAGAAATATTTGGATGGACCGAAAAAAAGTATATTCAGTATTCCTGGGATGACAGTATATAGAGCCGTTCCGAAGGATATTAAAGAAGGAACTCCACGTAATGCTGACTGGGTAACTCCATCTAGGGCGTATGCTCAAGAACATGGCAATTCAAGATTTGGAGTCGGGAAGTATTCAATTCAGAGTATTTTTGCCAGAGCCGATCAGCTCTGGTGGGATAGTAATGATGTAAACGAGTTGGGATATGATGACGGGAGGTATTACGCTTACCAGAATACGAAGAATAACCGTAAGCTGTTGGATCCTGTTACTTATGAAGTGATTGAAGTAAGGGATGAGAATGGTGAGTATGAAGGGTTTGACCGTGGCGAATGGGACATGGAAAAAATGGATTTCGTCAGGACGCCTTACCGATTTAATTATGAGAAGAGGATTGTACCTCTTTCCAAGAGATTTAATTCAAGGAATTCTGATGTATCTTTTGCCATGCGGATGATGCGTGGCGGGCAGAGTGTGTGGGATTATTTGACGGCTGTGCAGGGGCAGGCTTACGAGCAGGAAGCAAGGTTATATGATGCGATGCAGAAACGGCTGGAGAGTGCGTTGCAGGCGAATGGGTTTACAAGGGATGGAGTGTATAAGGATGAGCAAGGAAGAGATGATGAGGCTGTGAGAGAGCGGATGCTGGCCGTGATGGCCGTATGTGATGCCGTGGTGACGGAGCTGCCGAGAGACGTGCGCGGAGGGATCAGGCCGGAGGTTGTTGCTACTTACCGGGAAGAGGTGATGGAGAAGAAGACATGGAGGGGGCGGATGAATGCGCTGATGCGTATGGTGAAGTATGTGGATTGGCATATTGTGAATGAAGGAAAGAAGAGCCGATTTAAGGAGTTTGAACGGTTTAGAAAATGGGCAGCGGCAAGCGTGGGCGAGAACCGGGTACGGCGCGGGAAGATGAATGCGGAGGTTCAGAGACGGTTGGATATGGTGGAGAGGGCATTGGAGCTGGATGCGGAGGAGTTGGAGACGGCGAGGAATACGGCGGAGAAGATAGTAGAGGAGAAGGCTTTGATTGGAGGGGCTGAGTATGATGAGGCGGTGGAGTGGGTGCGTGCGCTGGATGCGTTTGGAGGCCTGTATGAAAGGAATGTGCACGGGAGGCTGACGGCTGATTTAGGCAGGATTCAGGGTGCGCTGGATGCTGTCAAGGAGATGTATGCGTCAGGGCGTCTGGCGAATGAGGCGTTTTGGGAGGATCGGCGTGAGCGTCTTGCTGATTTGCTGGAGGATGCCGGGAAGGGGCTGGGCCGTGAACAGCCGGTGAGCGTGAATGAGCGTACCGGAGCGGCGAAGCATGATGTAGGTGTGGGTAAGGGGATGCGGAATTTGGTGCGGGGTTTTGTGAGTTTTGAGAATTTGATGGAGGATTTGTTTGGAGCGGGAAAGGTGACGGAGTATTTTGCAGAGGGCATCAGGAAGGCGCGGCTGGAGTTTAATGATGTGCGACAGAAGCGAGTGCTGAGGTATTACGGTGCCTTGTACCGGATTGCGAGGCCGGAGGAGTTTTTGAAGAGGGCTGACAGAAAGGTGGATGGTCAGGTGAAGTTGGGCGTGAGGCGGGTGGTGGACGGTATGTTGAAGGATTTAAGCGAGAATCGGGCTTGGGGGATTGAGGTGAAGATGCCGGGAGAGTTTAGGAGCGAGCGGGTGCGGATTGAAGAGGCGCGTGCGGTGGCGGAGGGGCGGCTGAAAGGAGATGAGTTGCCGAAGTGGGCGAAGAATCAGAAGGCGATGGATGCCCTGAAGATGGCGTTGAGCGAGATTCCGGCGAAGAGCAGGAAGGAGTTTGTGAAGTTTTCATGGCTGGAACAGGGCGCAGAGCTGGTGGAGATGGAGATGAGCGATTTGGAGGCGGCATATTTGCTACAGATGTCCGCGATGCCGGAGTATGAGGATAATCTGGAGGCGTTGGGTTTTGATGCGGAGGCTATTGGGAAAGTGAGGGATCATATTGATGTGCGGGCGTTGCGGGTGGCGGAGTATTTAGGGGAGGAGTATGAGAGGGGGTATAAGGAGTATAATGAGGTGTACAGGAGGTTGTTTGGCTGCGATATGCCGCGAGTGCAGAATTATGCGCCGGGGTTTTTCGTGACGGATAATGCAGCAGAGGCTGTTGATCCGATGGAGTCCAGAGGGAGCGGATGGATGAGTGTGGGGAGCATCAAGATGCGACGGAAGCATTATGCGCTGCCGCGTGTAGTGAGCTGCGTTCATGCATACTGGGCGCACAGTATGCAGATGGATCATTGGGCGAGTTTTGCAGAGGTTATGAGGGATGTGAAGGCGGTGTTGCTGAATGGAGAGCTGGGGAACAAGATTGATGCGGTGCATGGAGCGCAAGCGAGGAAATTGCTGATGGGGTGGGTGAAGGATTTAGAATTTGACGGGTCGCAGGATTCGGGCGGAGCCGGACAAGCTCAGCAAGTAGTGAGCCGGGTGTTGGGGGCGATGGCGCAAGGGGCTTTGAGTTATAACCTGAAGACATGTCTGAAGCAGCTCCCGGCCATGTTTTCCAGCATGGCGGATATGTCCCCCTCAGATGCCATGAAAGGGTTTATTGGGGCATTGGCTAATCCGGGACAGTTGGCGGAGATTTGGAAGAGCCCGACGATTCAACAGAGAATGATGCAGGGCATGAGTCCGGAAATGAGGCAGGCTTTGACGGCGAACCGGATGAAGGTGAGTATGCTGGGGGATGCCGTGGAAGCCGGGTTGTTGCCGATAGGATTGACGGATGCGGCATTTACGACGTTTTCCGGGGGTATTGCGTATATGGCGGCCAAGAAGAAAGCCATGAAAGAGGGATTGAGTGATGATGTTGTGGAGCAGAGGGCGTTAGCCGCGTTGGATAAGGCGGTGCGGAGAACGGCTCAACCTATTGAGACAGAGCAGAAGAGCCCCTGGGAGATTCATGCGAACGCGCTGGGGCGTATGTTTATGATGTTTCGCTCTGACCCTCGTAAGCAGATAGCATTGAGTTATATGGCGATTGCGAAGTGGAAGAGGGGAGAGATTGGCATGGGAGAGGCTGCGTGGCGGTTTGGTCAGGCGTGGGTGGTGTACGGGATCATGAATCAGGCGATTGTGGAGTTTCTTAAGTGGGTGATGGGGCAGGATGACGATGAGGAGGAGTTGGATTTGTGGGATAGGTGGAAAGGGTTTGTGGTTAGTGGAGCGATGGGGGCGTTGTCCGGTATTTTTGGAGTGGCTGAGGTGATAGAGTTCATATATTCAAAATTTACTGGAGAAAAGTACATGAAGTTTGGAACCTCAATGGTCGATCATGCCGAGACGTTATGGAGGGGAGGAGAAGGTGTAGTGAGGATGTATAATGGTGAGGAAGAGGAGTATGGAAAGGTAATGAATCAGTTGGGAAGAGGGTTGAATGGTATGGGATTGTTTGCGGCGGCAGGAAAGCCGGAGATTGGAGCTGCGGTGCAGGTGATGGGGCGCATTGTGAAAGAGACGAAGAGTATGGCCGGGACATGGGGGCATTTGTGGGATGATGAGATGGCTAAGGCTAAAGAGCAACAGAAGTTGATCAGGGCGACAAGAGCGGATGAAAAGAAGGAGAAGGAGGAGAAGCGGGAAGAAAGGAGGGTGTTGTTTGAGCGCGTGAGAGGATTGGATTACGCAAGCCGTTTGAGGGTATACCAAGAGGCGGGATTAGGGAAAGATGAGAGGAAACTTATGGAAAACCGGGTGAAGATGGATGGAGCATCCGAGGTTGTGAAGGCTGTGAGCCGGGTAAAGAAAGATAAGAGGAAGGAGCTGGTGGAGAAGTTGAAGGGGACGATGAGTGACGTAGAGTGTGAGGAGTTTGTGACTGAGCTGAAGGAGATGGGTGTGAAGTGGAAGTGATATGGTAGATAATGCT